TTAGATAATGAGATGGTTGGTGATACTTTACAAGTATTTATTAAAACTACATTTAATAATGATATGGGTCCTAGAGAAATTGTAGAAAAATCATTTAAAATAATCGTAGAATAATGGAACGTATAACAGAATTAAAATCTCGTGAATTTATCCCATTAAAAGAAAATTATGTGGATACTAAGCTTAAAAATGCTGAATATTTTACCATTACTCCCTCTAAAAGGGGTGAAGGATGGGAAGATGTTACATATTTTACAGCTAGGAAAAGAAATGTTTTTACAAATAGGGGAGAAGGTAACCAATGGGTATATGTATTATCGAATGAATTGCAACCTGGCATTTTAAAAATAGGATATACTAAACTTACCCCAGATGAACGAGCTAAGCAGATATCTAATGCGACTGGTGTGGCATTACCATACGAAGTAGCATGGGCTTTACGTTGTTTTAACGCGGAGGAATTAGAAGGCGCAGTACATCACGCACTATCAAAATATCGCGTTAACTCACAAAGAGAGTTTTTTCAAATAGGATTAGAGGAAGCAAAGGAGACCATAAATTTAATAGGTAAAGATTATATATAATGAGAAACCTAATAGTAATGAAATCTACAATAGACCACCTTGCATCACTAAAACAATTTAGTAAAATAGATTCCATGATGGGATCAGGAGATGATTGGGAGAAGGTAGAAATGAAAAATGAATCAACATATTATAAAAAACCAACAAAATGAATAGTTTAGTTTTAGAACAATTAGTAGCATTATTTATAATGGGAGCAATGATAGCAGTTATATTAAGAAATTTAAATAAAAAAAATAGATGATAACATATCTAATAATTGCCACAGTTTGGCTAGCATTTACAGAATTTGTATTTGAAAAAATTGGAGAAGATTTAAGCTGGGAGATGAAATTACTTAATTTTATATTTTTTCCCTTAGTAGTTCCAATATTTACCTATACATTTATAAAAGAATTTAATAAACCATTTTAAAAAATAATAACCATGTCAATAAAAACAGAATTAGTAAACGACCTATTATCAGTAGTAACAATAATGGATGAAATCTTTAAATATCATCCAGAAAACCCAAACAAAATTGATATTAAAGAAGAGTATGCGAATTTACAAAGCATAAAGGATGATATAGAAGCTGAGTTGGAAGAAATGGAAGACTAGTATATATTTATAACCATGATAGATAAAGATAAAATATTTGATTTATTTTCTGATGATATGCGTGCGGAAGATAGTTTACCTACTAATAAGTTATTGGAAGATCCATTAACAAAGATTGGTATGTTTACTAAACTAATACAGAACCACGAAGTATTTCATAAAAAATTAGGTCAATTTCTATCTAAGGAAAGTCCCAATTATAATATAGAACAAACTAAAGAAGCATCGACCTTTACAGTATATAATAGGGCTTGGTTTTATATTAATCAAATAGACTTAACAGATTCAAATCATTTAGATGCCGTGTTAGATTTTAAAGTAGAACCCTTCTTAACAATTTTAGGTAAGGCACTTCAATATTTTGAGGACACGGAGCAATATGAGAAATGCGAAAAGTTGCTAAATTTAAAAAAACTTAAAAGAAATATATAAAATAACGTGGATACCAGAAAAACTTTACGTAGATTTGTAATACAGGATTAGGAAATAAAAAGGTAATAAAATAAAAGGAAATAATAAGTCAATAAAAATAGGGGAAAAATAACCCCGTTATTAAAATCAACAATTATGAGAAATAAAAATTTATTTGAGAAGAAGTTATTACAATTATCATCAACATTAGTAGAACTTAAACGTATGACAAATGATTCTAGAGAAACTATTCAAAGTTTTAATGTAAAAATTGCATCGGGAGAAGAACTTATTGAAGATCTACAATCAATGTTAGAACAGGACAATACCATTAGTTAAATTATTAAAAAATAAAAGTTATGCAATTATCCGCTGAAAAGCTTCAATCTAATTGGGTTGAGTTTAATACCAACATCGAACAATTTATTACTGGGGATCGTAAACAATTATTACTTGATTTTTATAACAAGTATGAGGAACGAATTATCTTAATGCCCGCTGCCCATAAGAAAGAATACCATTCAGCATTTCCTGGGGGTTATGTTGACCATGTTAATAGAGTAGTTAAAGCTGCTTTATCAATGTCAGCAGTTTGGGAAGGATTTGGTTGTGATATGAGTACATTTACTCAAGAGGAATTAGTATTCTCAGCTATTAATCATGATTTAGGTAAAATGGGAGATTCAGAACATGAAGCCTATATACCTCAAACGGATAATTGGAGACGTGAAAAATTAGGTGAAGAATATATGTTTAATAAGAAGCTAGCCTTTGCAGCAGTCCCAGATCGTGGATTATTCTTACTTCAAGAACATAATATTAAATATTCATTCAACGAAATGATAGCTATTCAGACTCATGATGGTTTATATGATTCAGCAAACGATAAGTATTTAAAAGCTTTCATGCCAGAACAAAAACCTCGTACTTCATTACCTTTTATTCTCCACCAAGCAGATATGATGGCTGCGCGTATTGAATTTGAAATTGAATGGTTACCAAAGTTCTCTAAGAATAACGTGGCAATGCCAAAGAAAAATTATACATTGACGTCAAATCAAAAAGGTAATCCAAAACAAAAGGCGCTTAATACAGTAGCTAGTGTTGGATTAAAAAACATGTTAGATAGCTTATGATACTAAATATAGCACTTATTATATTAGGAATTTTGGTCGTTGTCTTAGGATACACGACCATAAACCTATTAAAGAAGAATGAAAAAATGCTAGAAATAATTATCAACCAAAACAGTTATATAACAGAATTTTCAAAACAATTGGAAATATCAGATAAGCGTCTACAAGACATAGATTCTAAAGGTGTATTTAAAAGTGATGATGAAATAGGTTGGATTTTTGATCAAATAAAGGTATTACAAACCGCATTATCAAGATTTAAAGTCCAATAACATTTATGATCCCATTAAAGAAAAAACGCAGACCTAAGAGTAAGAACTACTTCACTCAAGATACAGAAGACGCTATTGTATTATATAACAATACTGACTGTTCTGAAATTAGAAGTAAAATTTATGATAAAGAAATACATTATGCTTTCTTTAAACTTACTCAAAACATTATCCACACATTTAAATTTTACCATACAGAGGTAGAAAATTTAGAGCATCTTCAACATGAGATAATCGTTTTTCTATTATCTAAAATTCATTTATTTGACCCAACACGAGGAGCTAAGGCTTACTCGTATTTTGGTACGATAGTAAAACGTTGGTTAATATTGTATAATACTAAAAATTATACTAAAAAAATTAAAAAGGTACCTGTTGATGTATTAACTGGAGAAAACTCAACACACACATATAGAATGGGTGATGAAGAAGTTAAAACTGATTTAGATAAGTACATTGATATATTTGTAGATCATGTTACGGATAACATTTTTGAGTTATTTCCGAAGAAAAATGATGCACAAATAGCAGATGCCATTTTAGAGTTATTTCGTAAACGAGAAACTATAGAGGTTTTTAATAAAAAAGCACTTTATATTTACATCCGTGAAATTATAAACGTTAAAACTCCAAAAATAACTAAAATAGCTGATAAACTTCACGGTATTTTTAAACAACAATATATATTTTATTTAGAGAACGGATACGCTAAATTCTAATTCCTTCCTATATCCATATTTATAACAAAATAACAATTATGGGCGCATTAGACAGTGTGGTATTTGGTAGTAAAAAATTCTCAGACATATTAAGTGAGATATATGATAACCAAAAATCAAAGCAACAACAAATAGGGGGATTAATATCAGAATTAAAGCCATTGATTAAAGATATCGGTGATGCTACTTTGATTGTTCCCCTTATAAAAGAATATATGGAAATTGGTGTTCGTAATGACGAACAATTAATTAAAATGGCTACTATTATTCAACGTGTAGT